GGCAGAGGAACAGGGCAAAAACCTTCCCCGGAATCGCAAAGGCAATGGCCAGGCAGTGGGCCGGGGAATGCAGAGATTGAAAGGAGCAGAAGAAAATGACAGAGCGTGAAAGATTGATTAAACTGATTAAAGAAACAGAAAATAATCCTGAAAAAACATGTCCACACTTTAATGAGGAAGACTGTTTTAAATGCAAATATGACACTAAAGATAACATGTGCGATATGATTGCGCGAAAAGCCGATTATCTCCTTGCAAACGGCGTTATTGCACCGCCGTGTAAGGTTGGAGATATGGTGTATGTTATATATGGTGGTTATGTTGCGGCTGCTATAGTGTTAGCGTTCTATATTGATCGTGAGGGCGGTATGCTTGATTTACTAATAAAAACCAGAGATGAAACTGTTATAGGCTTCAAAACGGTTATTGATAAGAATAATTATACTTTTAGTGATGTATTTCTAACCGAAGAAAAAGCAATCGAAGCATGGAACAGGAGGGCTGACAATGGATGAATATATTGAAAAAAATGCTCTATATAAAAAGATTGCTGAACTAGAAAAACTTGCAAGGGATAGATATTTAGATGTCCAAAGTAATAGTCCGGCATATACAAGATATATGGCACAACTAGACGAACTGACACGATTAAAACACATGGTTTATGATTTTCCATCCGCAGAGGTAGCGCCAGTGAAGCACGGGAAATGGATTGCTATTAAAAATCCTTATGGAAAGATTGAAGGGTGGATGCATGAAGATTGTGGCAGACAATCAGATGAAGCGAGTGAGTACTGCCCCAACTGCGGCGCAAAGATGGATTTGGAGGAACACGAATGAGAAAAATAAAATGGGAATTGGATACAGGTTTTTGCGGACGCAAATACGGAGGAACGTTTGAGGTGGACGATGAAGCTGACGACAAAATGGTAGAAGAGTTGGTTAGAGATTATGCATATGACTATTTAGATTTGTATTGGTGGGAGGATAAAACGTAATGAAGATTCCTGAAAAAATAAAAATAGGCGGGAAAGTTTACAGTGTTGAAATTACCAACAAATTAGATTTGGGCAATGTGAATTATTCGGGTGAAATAGTGTACAATGACTTGATTATCAGAATCTGTCCGCAGGCACAAGGCAAAATGGAGGCTGATTTTGTCCACGAAATGATGCACGGTATATTTGACCACTTGGGATATACAGAACACGACGAAAAGAAGATAGATGAGTTTGCAAATGCACTGCACATGGTAATAACGGACAATCCAGAGATATTTGGGGGTGAACGGAAATGAGTTATCAGCTTATATGCCCCAAATGCAAGCACGAATTCTGCTACAACAACGAACGATACGATAACGAAATAGCAAGACTGGGACATGAAATCCAGGATATTATCCTGCAAAGGGCAGAACACAGAAAATTGCCGTATAATATCCAGAGGCAGCGGGACGATTGGTGGAATCGGTCGCGGAAAGCACTGGCGGAGAAACAGAAACAGCTGCAAGACCTAAAGGCGCGCAGGAAACTTGCGAACGAACAAGCACACCACAATATAGACCACTTTTTCCGACAGCTTGTCCGGGAAGAGCTGGGAGAAGAGAAATATGTGCACTTGAAGGAAAAGGCGGACAAACTGGCAGAAGCATACAGTATATCGGATATGCGTAAGCACCAATACACCACAGGAAAAACACCTGTTACGTCAATCGGGAAACTGTAAGGAGAGATAAAATGAAACACGCAAAGCGGCTTACCAGAGCGCAGAAGATATTGCTGACCAAGTACCGGCTTAATCCAGACAATTGGCTGTATGAGCGGGAAACACCGGACAGGCTGGTGCTGGTACATAGGTATACCGGGGCGGTTCGGGTGATTGATAAGGGGTGACAAATATGACGGCAAAAGAATGGCTAAATAGAGGCAGACACTTAGACAGAGAAATAAACCAACTGCTAGTAGACCAGCAAAACGCCTTAAATTTGGCCTGTGGGGCTTCTGTAGGGTATGGCAATGAAAAGGTACAGACAAGCAAGAAAAACGTCACAGAACGAAGATTTATAGTTTACGCAGACTACTCCGCCAAGATAGATAACAGGATTGATGAGCTGTATGCTATTAAGACTGAGATCAAGTCGGCAATTAACAAGCTGGATGATCCATTGTTAAGGGCGTTGTTGATAGCGTATTACATAAACATGAAAACATTTGATCAAGTAGCAAATGAATTGCATTACAGTATTAGGCACATCAACAGATTACATAACTACGCTTTAAAAGAAATTAAAAAAATCATTTGATTTTATTTGTTGTCCTGCGTTGGCCTATTATGACACATAGAATCTGTGATATAATGTAAACTGTGGGAAACCACACAAAAGCACTCCTTTCTAAAGAGCACCCTACAGCTGCGGGGTGCTTTTTGCTTGGAGTAGGTTTTCGTTTTTTCGTATAACAAGACAAGAGGGTAAGGGTAAACACAATCAAGACGGACAATGCCGGCACTGGCGGGGGGGTATGATTGTATGGATGGTGAGGATATGCTGATCGACATAAAAAAAGAAAAATACTGTCAGGCAAGGGCAAGCGGGAAAAGCCAGAGACAAGCATATCTTGAAGCTTTCCCCGGCAGCAAACGCTGGAAACCTGAAACGATAGACAATAAGGCCTATGTGCTAAATAAAGATGATGAGATTCAGGCGAGGTTAAAGGAGCTTACAGCCGAAAATGAGCGCAAAGCTGGTTTGTCGCGTAAAAATTTACTTGATAAGCTTGAAAATATAATCAATACAGAGGATGTACAATTTAGAGGTAATGATGTAATGAAAGCCATAGAGTTATATATCCACCTTTGCGGGTATGACGAAGTCAAAAATGAAAATGAACAGCAGAGAGAAGCCCATAAAGAACTGATGAAAGCAATAAAGAGGTCAAAGAATGCGGATTAATAAACTATCGCCCAAGCAAGGTGAAATATTCAGCTTTATTGACAGTAATCAGTATGCGTTGGTATGTGACGGTGCTGTTAGAAGCGGGAAAACTGTAGCAATGATTGTTGCTTTTGTTATGTGGGCAATGGAACATTTTGAAAACACGAACTTTGCAATGTGCGGAAAGACAGTACAGTCTGCGGAACGCAATCTGCTGAATCCGCTCAGACAGATTGAGGGTCTGCCGTATACATACAAATACAAAATCAGCACAAAAACATTGATTGTAAGCTGCGGAGGGTGTGAGAACACATTTTATATTTTTGGTGGAAAAGATGAAAGCAGCTACGCGCTGATACAAGGCTTGACACTCGCAGGTGTGCTGTTTGACGAGGTCGCGTTGATGCCAAGATCGTTTGTAGATCAGGCAATCGCCAGAACATTATCCTACGGCAGTGCAAAGCTGTGGTTTAACTGTAACCCGGATACACCAAACCATTGGTTTTACCAGGAATGGATTCAAGAGCGAAAGGAAGGCGTCCGCCATATCCATTTTCTTATGCCGGATAACCCGGTTTTGACACCAGCGGAAATAAAGAAGGCCGAAGCCATGTTCAAAGGTGTGTTCTATGATAAATATATCCGGGGCTTATGGGTAAGGGCAGAGGGCGTTGTATTTGGTGAGTTCGCAAATGATCCGCAGAAATATATGATCGAAGCGGAAGATTTACCAAAGCGTTATCAGTGGGTAGATGTGGGCTTTGATATTGGCGGTAATGGATCTGCTTATGCAATGACATGTACAGGCCAGGGAAGCGATGGTGTGATATACATACTCAGAAGCCGCAAAAAGCAGGCTCAGGAATTGCCAATGTCTGAGGTTGAACAGTTTGCTTATGACTTTATAGACGGCGTACAGCGAGATTTTAAGGTGGTTGTAAACAACGTGAACTGTGACCATTCGGACGTTATTATCAATACGCTGAATGAAAAACGGTATATTTTTGCAAAGACGTATAAACCGCCGCTTGAAGACAGGCCTTTTTTGTTTTCGGTGCTTATGGCACAGGGGCGGTTTAAGCTTGTGGCCGGGGAATGTAACGATCTAAAGGACGAACTGCAAAATCTGGTTTATGATGATAAGAACGACAAGGCAATACCGCTGGACGATGGCAGTATGCAGATAGACACTTACGACAGCTTAACATATAGTTGTGCTGGTAATTGGCATTATATAAACGAGGGGTGAACAAATTGAAGGATACAATCAAACGGTTTTGGCACAGCCTGCTGGAAAGGCTTGCGGATAAGATAAACCAGCGCCTGAATACAGACCGGGGAAATGGAACCGGATTAAACGCCAATGATGATACAGTAGTCAACTTCTTTGCGATGGTGCTGAAAAAGGTTCTGAATCATGTATTTATGCAGTGTGATTTCGAGCTGATAACGGACAGTACACTTGCGGAGCCATTGGTAGAGTTATGCGAGGATTTGCAGAAAAATTGCTATACAATCGGCGCATATATGCTGGGTGGCTCTGACACGCCGCAAAGAATATCAGAATGTTGGGTTGTGCCGTACTTTGACGTTGTGAACGGTCAAAACAAATTACTGCACAGTTATTTGGGCGGCGAAAGGATACGTATAACGGGCATGACCGGCGGCAGGATAACAGACTGCTATATGATTTTAGACGCTGCGGAGCATAAAAACAAAACCTATTTTTTATGCCGGAGACACAGCTTGGACAAAGCCGGGAACCTGTCCATAACATTTTTCGAAGCAGATGAGCAGGCGTGTGAGGTTTCAGCAGGCATTCCGGAATGGGAAAGTATATTGCATACAGAAACGACATACAAAGGCGCGAACAATATTGGGTTTGGGCGTTACAAATCCCCGGTCTTAGCATTAGACAGCGATGTGTACGGCAAACCGCTGAATAATGGATGTAGGGTGATTGAACAGCAGATACAGGCGGTTATTGAGCAAATACAGCTGGAATTCAAAGCAAGCGGGAAAAAGCTGTTCCCGGATGAAAGCCTGTGCCGCAGAAAAGACAATGACGGGAACCCGCTTGGGATGTGGTGCTTTGACGAATACATATATCCAATACGGCACACGGCAGGGGTAACGCAGAACATGGTAGAACAGTTCTCCCCGGAAATTCGGGAGAGTTCATATTATGCACATCTTGTAAAGCTTTTGGAACAATATCAGCAGTTGATGGGCGTGAATGAGCTGATTACCCATGAGCAAAGCGGCAGCAATGCCACGGCAACAGAGATTAAGTCGCTGAATATAGACAACATATCCCTTGAAGACAACATCCGAAAGGCAATCAGAGAGGGGAACTTGGAAACACTCAAAGCCGATGGGATGTATCTTGGCATACGCGAAGATTTGTGGACGTATGACGAAACATGGACAGATATATATGATGATGAGCAGCAGAGGCTGAACAATATGCTGACATTATACAGTAACGGTGCGGTGGAGCAGCTTGATTTAATCAAATACTGGTACCCTGCACTCACCGATGAGGAGGCGCAGGAGAAGCTGGCTAGAATAAACGCGGAAAAGCAAAGTAATACAAATAAAAGTCTTGAAGACATGCTGAATATGTGAGGTGCTTCCAATGCCCAGCATAGACAAAGAAAAGCTTGAAAAAGCGGCCGAGAAAGTATTCGACCGTTTGAACTATTTTAACGATTACATCTTGCAGACGATTGGAGAGCGGATAAAAGCAACCGGGCAGCTGTCGGCGCATGACCAGACGGCGTTAAAAAATATGGCCGACATATCGGGCGATATGGAAGCCATAACAAAAAAACTAGCTGAGGTCACAAAACAAAATGTCGGCGATATTGAAAAGATATATACACAGACAGTAACAGAAGGCGTGAATACATATAAGCCGCTGTTTGATTTTAAAGGGATGGAGTTTGTACCATTTGGACAAAACGAATTTGCACAGCAGCTTGTCCGGCATTGGTTTAAGGAAACCGCCGGCGAAATGATAAACTTATCCAGAACTAAGGCGCTTTGTTTTGATCAATACAATCTTGCAGGAGAGATGATAGGGTCTGTTGCTTTGGATGGTGCGTACCAAAAAGCAATTGACGACGCCGTTATCGCCGTATCAGACGGGACGGTGGATTTTAATACGGCCATGCGCAAGACAATAGAGCAATTGGGGGGCAGCGGCGTAAAGGTACATTACGGCAGCGGCGTGAATCGTTCCCTTTCAAGCATGGTACGGCAAAACCTGCTGTACGGCGTGAAACAGGCGGCGCAGGCATATGATGAGTATGTAGGTAAAGTTTTGGGCTGTAACGGCTTTGAGGTTGATTATCATGCACATCCCCGCCCGTCACACGCTTTTATGGGAGGCGAAATTTACGCATATGAAGGAGATTTAACAGTTAACGGCAAAACATACAAGGATGGCGCCGAAGCCCTTGACAGGCTCCGTGATTACGGCTGCTTGCACTTTAAAACGGATGTTATTCTGGGTGTGTCGGAACCGAGATATGATAGGGCATGGCTCGAAAAACAAAAGGCAGAAGATGAAAGGCTTATAGAGTTTAACGGCAGGAAAAAGACCAAATATGAATGGCAGCAAGCCCAACGAAGGATTGAAGCGGCGGTACGCCGGCAGCGGGATATTGCACATATGGCGGAGGCGAGCGGGGATCGCATTCTGGCCAAAAATGCGGCTGATAAGATCAATGCTTATCGGAAGGCTTATGATGATCTGTGCGATACTGTAGGGCTGGAAAAACACTACAGTCGGATGGCCGCGTACAATCCGAAAACTATTGACAATTTAGGCGGAAGTGGTATAATAAAGGTGAAGGAAGTGGAAACTGTGTATAGCGGCGGAATAGCGGGTGCCTTAAACCCAAACAGCGAACGAGCAATGATCCATGCTGAAAAGTATTATTCAGAAGTGCGAAAAATGAATACGGACTGTGCGAAAATAGCAAAAAATGTAGGCTGGACAAAAGAAAGTATTGCAAAAATTAAAGAGCACCTTTTCTATCGTAAGCACAATCTTGGCGGAACGGAACCAGAATATTTTGATGCTGACTATGATATAGCGATAACATGGCAAAATCTAATTGATGGTAAGAATATACAGGAAAAAGATATTATATTATTAAAACATGAATATCTTGAATTGTATATCATGAAAAATAAGAAAGTTGGGTATGCTGAAGCGCATAAACTTGCGGAAGAAAAGCATAATTATAGCGCTGCGCTGAAAGAATGGAGGGACAGTATATGAATCTATTATTTTTAAAAGGACTGGATAGTAATTGCATAATTTATGAATATCAACCGGATGGCAAAGGAAAAAAAGGGCAGATTATATATGACAAATCATCTGGTGATATGAAAGTTGGAAAGTTGGCAGAAAATGATACGGATCATTATTATGCTGAAAAGGCAATGTATAAAGTTAAAACATTTGTTTCTAATAATAACCTGCCAATGGAATACACACAAGCATGGTATTAAAAGATGAATCAAGGGATTGCATATGCAGTCCCTTTTCTCATACAAAAATATATAGGGCATTATACGGTTTGTATAGTGCCTTTTTTAATGCCGAAAAAGGAGAGAACAACATGGAAAAGTATTGCCCATACAACTTACTTGTTGAGCAAATCAACGAACATGTATATGACTATAATGAAAACGACAAACCAGCATCGCTGACCCACAAACTGATAGAACACCAGAAGCCTACAAAATGTATCAAAAAGGCTTGTGGGGTATGGAAATTTGGCCGCTGTACAAGAAAATCATAGGAGGAACACAAATGAATATCCGAGGCTTACCCCCTTAGCACTATGAAATCATGGTGCTTTTTTCATATACAAATTCGACAGGTGATCAGTCGTTAAACAGTCGGGACACGTGGCCGTAACCACGTAAAAAAACGTAGTCGGAAAGGATAACTTATGAACAGGGAATTTTTAAAAAGCATTGAAGGTCTCACGGATGCAGATATTGAAAAAATCATTATCGAAAACGGGAAAGACATCCAACGGGAAAAGGAAGGGCTGGAAACGGTAAAAAATGAGCTGAAAACCGCAAAAGATACCGTCACCAACCTAACAGGCGAGCTGCAGCAGCTAAAGAACGCGGGGGCATCAGCCGAAGAATGGAAGCAGAAGTTTGAGGCGCTGCAAACTGAAATTGCAGAAAAAGAAGCGGCGGCAAAGGCTGAGCGGGAGAAAGCAGAACGCGAGGCGGACATCAAGAGCCGATATAACGCCGTATGCGTTGATAAAGACGGGAAACCGCTGGAATTTACGCACGATGCCATCCGGACGGAGTATTTGCGCAAGTTCGGCGAAATTTTGTCAGACATTGACAATACGGAGTATAGGGGTAAGTCGGACGCTGATATTTTCCATGCATTAACAAAAGATGACGGCGCGGCGTTTAAAGGTGTCCAGGCACAGGTTACGCTTCCGGGTGCGCAGCCGTTAGGCAGCGCCGGTGAGCCTACCACGCTGTTGGGTGCATTGCAGCGGCAGTACAATAAACAGTAACAGAAAGGAAGAATAAATTATGGCAATTACATTAGCAGAAGCAAAGGTCGGCATGGCGAACAAAGTCGATCAACAGGTAGTAGACGAATTCAGAAGAAGCTCGCTGCTTCTTGACAATCTTATTTTTGACAACGCAATTTCCCCGGGGACGGGCGGATCTACACTTACGTATGGGTACATTCAGTTATCTTCGCCGAGAACGGCGGGAACCCGCGCAATTAACAGCGAGTACACCGCGGCAGAGGCAAAAAGAACCGAGAAAACCGCAAAGGCCATTGTAATGGGTGGTTCGTTCCAGATTGACCGCGTAATCCAGGACACAAGCGGGGCAATCAACGAGCTAAACTTTCAGATGGAGCAAGCCATTAAAGCTACGTCCAATTATTTCCACAATCTTGTGATTAACGGGACGTCGGCTTCCAGCGGCACAGGGTATGTTACCAGCACGTTTGACGGCTTGAAAGCCTTAGCCAGCGCAAGCGGAGGCAACAAAACGTCTGCAACCGTAAGCCTTGCGGGTGAAAGCGAAACGGCGTCCAATTATCAGGCTTTCCTTGACGAAGTAGATGCATGGCTTTCCACAATGGACGGGCGGCCTACAATGCTGCTCATGAACACAAAAATGTTAAACAAAATACGCTCCTGTGCAAGACGGGCAGGATATTATGACCGGACAAAAGACGATTTTGGCAGATATGTTGAAAGCTACAACGGCATTCCGCTCATGGACGCAGGATACTACTACAATGGTACGGCAACAGAAGAAATCATCAAGACCACGGCTGCTTCGGCAAGCGCGGCAGGGACAACAGATATGTATGCTGTGAATATTGCCCTTGACGGATTCCACGGGATCGCGCCCACTGGATCAAGGGTTATCAATACTTATCTGCCGGACTTTTCGGAACCGGGCGCGGTAAAGAAGGGCGAAGTTGAGCTTGTGGCGGGTGTTGT